CTATCCCTGCCCCCCAAATTGCACCTTTTCGACAATCCCCTTAAATATCTTCATATTGTTTTCCGTATAAAATTCTTTTGTCACCTCAGAGCTCGAGTGATCTAAAAGAACTTGCAGCTTGTCAGTACCAGTGCCGGAGTTCGCTATCCACGTTGCAAATGTTTTGCGAAGCTGGTGGAAAGTATATTTATGATCTATGCGTCTATCCTCGTCCTTTGTCTCGACGAGCCTGTTAATTAACCTTATCCAGAAAATAGGAGTAGACCTTTCAGTCGAATACTGAGGAAACAGTCGCCCTATTTTTGTAACTCCCTCGCCCTGTAATTCCTTTAACATTAAAAGTAGTTCGTCGTGGAGAGGGAAAGGGTAATAGTGTTTTGTCTTGACGTTGTATATTTCCAGATAGCCACTATTAAAATAAATTTTATCCCATGTCTGAGCTAACACGCTCGAAGCTCTCGCTCCTGTTAGTAATGCGAAGCGGATAAAAAAAGCCTGGTGTGGAAAGTCGGCTCGCCTTTTACTTTCGACAATGATCTTTTTAATAGCCTCGGGAGGGATTGAGACAGGGTGTCCTTTCGGGGGAGTCCTCGCTTCAATTATAAAATGCTCTAAATGATTGACGTGCTTAAAAAAATAACTAAAGAGAGCTTTAAGCTGTCTCGTATGTTTTGCAATAGTCGCCTTTGACATATTACGGTAAGTATGTACGAATCCCTCTGCGGTGCTCTTAGTAGCCTTAAAAGTGCGCTTATCAAGGTAACTGACAAACTCGAGATAATGTCTCTGATTATATTCGCTCAGTGGTCTGTCTCCGGCAAAGCCGAGGAATAAATCACGAGTCTGAATATACGCCAGCTCAGAACTATGCGTCAGAGGTTTATTAACTGCTTTCTGTTTCTCAATTATAAAATTAGCGAACGCCTCGGAGAAAAATAAAGTAGTCCGTTTGGTGTTAACACCTCGGAGGTGTAAAATATCTTTCTCGAGCAAACCAGCGTCGAAGCGACGCTGGTAAGCCTGAGCAAGTTTCTTACCTTTTTTATCGTTCGGAATTTGAGTAGAAAACTGCTTATTCCTTTTCTTAGGGTCGGGCTCTGACTTATCATAATATTTCATATGAATAAAAGAGCCCTTATCGTAAACCAGTCTTGACATTAGTTAGCCGAGAATTTAATTATACCTTTCTGTAAGGCGATATTCATAATTATAAAATCCTCTCTCAAATCTAATCCTTCAAGTTTGAAGGTTTTATTTAGCTCGGGTAAAATAGCCGACGGTGTTTCAAAGGTGTCGTTTATTTCGTGGTTAACCTGAGCAAGCTCTCTATATAAGATACTTACCTTTGATCTGTCTACCTTTTTATATTTAAGCATGTCTGGACTCCTGTTATACTGTTTTATATATTCTTACTATTCTCACAATGCTCTTAAGCTCGGGAGGCGTAAGAGAGATCAGAGCCTCACCTTCGCCAGCCGTTAATAATATAATTCCTTCCTGTATTTTTTGGTAACGCCTTACAAGGACTTTGCCGTCAACTAATTGAGCTATGCAAATGTCACCATCATTTAAGGGTTCATTATAATCGGCGAGTAATATGTCGCCTCTTTTAAGCCAGCCGTCCAGCCAGCAGGGTTCTGAAATATGATAAGCGAAACAGCCAGCTTGCCTATCGTAGTTAAAATAAGTCACCTCTGGAAATGTGCTCAGGTTCAAATTACTCAACTCTCCTTTTGTTGGTATGATATGAAAAATTGGAAACTCGAGTAATGAGACTTCTGTCTTTTGTTTGTGTGTAGGTAGCCTTATCGGTTCGAGTTTCGTGTATCGTATGTCGGTGGGGTTTGAGTCGTCAATCTCAATCGAGAAAGCTGTTTCTAACCTTCGTATAGTATTCTGTGACGGTTTAGCTGTTTTACCTGTCTTTATATAAGATAAGATAGCCGAACTTATTCCGTGTTCTTTTTCGACCTCGTAGGTCGTGGTTCTGAAATCTTTTAAGAGCTGGTCTAAAAACTCTCTCCATTCCATTACAGTTACCTCTTTTGTATTGTTATTTAACATAATTCCTTCCGCTCCGACCCTTTAGGGAAATGCTCCGACCTAAAATTACATTGATTATTAGAGATTAAAAACACAAAAATATCTAATAAAGTATAAATATATCTAATTTTATTCATAATATCTCTTGACTTCTCTAAGTTTTTCCTTTATGTTTACAGAATCTTAATTACAAATACATATTTATTATGACCACGAACACAATATCTCCAAAAAAGCACCTCAACAGAGTGAAAATTAACCTCTCGGGCTTTTTAACTGATTCCAGGACTACTCCTCGAGAACTGTCTGAAAGAGCAAATATCCCTTTTTCAACCGTTCACAGCTACTTACGTTCTGGCTTCATTTCCATAAAGAGCCTTAGATCACTCGAGTCGAGCTTTCAAGGTCTCTCAAAGTATCTAAATAAATAAAGAACTAATTAAAAATATAGGTGTCAATTATGACAAGCAATCAGAATCAGCATAGAATCGACATAGAATCGAACGAGAATCAGAAAAACACAGGAGTCAGCTTGAGATTTATTTCAGTTTCCCTTCACTCAGCTATTCAAAGCTATGGAGATCGAAGGAGTGCAGAGGTCGAAATACCTGAAATATATGAGGTATATGAGGAACTCGCAGACCTGACCGGAATCGGTGAGTCAACGATAAGAAGTTATACCAATAGACATCAGCCTAAATTTCCGCCAGTTGATAAGTTACTGCTTATCTGCAAAACAATACATGATAGAAAGCCCTTTGACGCTTACATTCGTTTAGGAAATGATATTCTCGGAGCAATAGCTTGACGCAGAACGAGATTATATTGAACGAATTACGTGACGTTAAAAGTCTGTTAATGAAAGCCCTCGGGAAAGAGGCGGAAGATCAGATCAGAGAATTTTCACTTTCTAAAACTGCTACTCTTTTACATATGGGAGTCGAGACCCTGAAATCAAAAGCTGACAACGGTCTTATTCAAGCTCTCACTGAAAACGTCGGAGGGGTTAAGGTTTATAGATTTAAGTTATCTGACATTCAAGTATATCAGGACGAGCGTAGACACGAGGCTCAGCCAATTGGGGGAATGACAGGGAAGGAATTATTTATGACAATCAAAAACAACGGAGTACCAAAATGACAGACCCTAATATCATTCTAATCGCAGCTTGTTTTCTTCTTAATGGTGTGGCTCTCAAGCTAACACAGGCGCATTACAAAAGGAGATATGACAGACGCTCGAAATTCTTATACATGAGCCTTAATTCAAGAGGGGAATTGGAAACGAGACTAAATAACACTAAAGCCTTACTAAAAGGTATACAATAAAAAAGGGCGGAGTGACAAATTCCGCCCACTTTAACATTGTCATTACAACGGAGTAACGACAGAGGAAAGATAGACAAATGGCAAATTTAATGCAACTTGGAAATGAGTTCGAGAATATCCTCGAGCTAATAAAAATCAACGAGGGCGAAATTACTCAAGAGATTGAGGAACAGCTCGCAATCGCAGAGAAAGCGATAGTAGGCAAGGTAGATAATATCGGCTACTATATCAGAGAGAAAGAAAAGAAAATCGAGACCTTAAAGGAATTTGAGCTCTCTGCTAAAAATCACCGCTCTGTTATTGAATCAGATCTTAAGGGCTTCAAGGTATGGCTTGCGAGAGCTGTCAGAGCCTTTGGAAGTGCTGAGGGATATGCAAGTCAGGTATTAGCTGGTAACGTCGTAAAGATCAAAGACATATCAAAAGAGATCACTGTTATAGACGACAATTTAATCGAGGACAAATTTAGAAAAGTAGTCGTCACTATGGAAATGTCAATAGAGGAGTTTACTAACATTCACGCTAAACGTGGAGTGTTAAGAACCTTCCTCAATACTCACTCTGCAAAAGGAGTGGAAATGTTAGACAGTACAAAGATAAACGCCGCTATTGATCAGGGAGAACAGGTCAGAGGGGTAGGCAAGGAAACAAAATTCAATACTCAGCTCTTAGGACTAAAAAAATTAGACACTATTAAAATAGAGGCTTCAAATGAATAACGAAACAAGTCAGGCAATCACTATCATAGAAGAAAATATAAAAACTCCGGTCGAGATTGACAAAAATTTATCTGCTATGATTATGCAGCAGTATCAAAATGCGAGCTCACTCGTGTTAACGCCAGCAGAGTCAGAGAAACTCCTGGCTACGATAAACGAGGACGACGTAAACATACGCCCTGACGGTCTTATATATTTACCTCATATTTTTGTCAGAGAGAGACTTAACCGATCACTCGGCGTCGGTCAGTGGGCTTTGATTGAAAACAGAGTAGTAGAAAAAGACGGTACGTACATGTTTGACGGCTCTCTATATATAAGAGGCTGTTTTGTCTCGAGAGCAATCGGCGAAATGCAATACCATGAAAATAATTCTAAAATGTCAATCGCTACCGTATACGAAGGAGCAAAATCTGACTCACTCGTTAGAAACTGCAAAGACTTAGGAATCGGTAAGGAATGCTGGCAGCCTCGCTGGTCTCAGAATTGGGTTAAGAAATTCGGCGTAAAAGTTTGGAGAGATAAACAGGGCAGAAATAAAACCGGAGAATTTCAGTGGAGACATATCGACTCACTTCCTTTTTATGACGAAGGTTCGCCAGCTCCTGACAGTCCAAACGCTCCGTCAATTACTTTAGCCAGTCTGAAAAATAAAACAGGGATTAAACCCGAGCCTAAAAAAGAGAAAGCTCCCGAGAAAATACCAACCGCTAACAAACCGACTGGTGACGAGTCAATCCTGAAAGAGCTTGAAGCTGTTACTCTGCTTAATGACCTTAGAATATTATTTAACAAGGTAACTGCCACTGATAAAAAACAGGCAGAGAGGCTCAAAGCTAACTTTACAGCCAAGAGAAAACTTATCGAGGATATACTTCTTAAGGTAGGCGGAAAAGAAGTGATCACTCCTAAAAATGAGGACTTGCCTGCCAAGCCTAAAGCCGACATTCTCAAAATGGTTATAGACGCTCTGACTACTGAAACCTTCGAACGTGACATTACATCATGCGAGGCACTAATCGCAGAAGTTAAAGACGACATTCAGAGGTATTGGTACTTTGATTATTTAGTCGCCAAGCTCAAGAAAATCGGCCTGAATAAATATGTCCCTAAAGTCAAAAACATAAAACCATAATTTTCAACTTGCGGCGGCTCTTAACTGAGCCGCTTTAATATCGGAGATCAGAAATTGAACATGAAATATAATCCACGACTAGCTCAGTTAATTCAGGAGAGAGGAGAAACCGCAGGGACTCCATTATTCGACCCTTTGACTGACACAAAAACAATCTCAGTGCCTAAATTTGATCACCTGAGTGCACTTGCAAATTTTGAGTTTCCGGCTAATCAAAGGAAGTCACAAACACTTATTGTATTGCAAGCCTTACGCATTTTGGGGACAGCTAACGACCGAATGATAAGCGAGTACACAAATATACCCCGACACTTAATCCCTGACCGCAGAGGGCGTCTTTTAGGCTCAATGCGTATACGCTTTGAGAAAGAAGCGACCGACCCGATCACGAAAAAGAAAACCGCTTATTGGTCAGTGGTGAGCTAACAATGGACGAGGGATTTATCAAGGTATACAGAAAGTTATTTGATCACGCTTTATGGAAAGAAAAGAGAGAGTTTTCCAGAGCTGAGGCTTGGATAGATTTACTCGCCACTGCAAGGTATAAGGAAGGAACGACGAAAGCAATTATAAACGACAGGCATGTAGAATGGGGTAGAGGTCAACTCGTGGCAGCTAATCGTTTTCTCTTATCAAGGTGGAATTGGAAAAGTAACTCGAAGGTGAGTAGCTTTCTTAAAATGCTGGTCGAACAGGGAATGATCACTTATGATTTAGAACAGAAAATAGGGCGCATAACGATATGTAATTACGATAGTTATAACACATCTGAGAACACTAATCAGATCGCCAAACAGCCTAAAGACTTCTCGGAGGAGTCAATCGAATACGTGTTAACTCAGAGGCTCTTTGAAAAAATCCAGGAGAGAAGCCCAGACCACAGAGAGCCTAATTATCAGACATGGTGCAAATCTATTGACATGCTAATCAGAGTCGACAAGAAAAGCCCTGCTGACGTCGCCAGAGTTATTGACTGGTGTCAGTCAGATGCATTCTGGCAGAATAATATTTTAAGCACTGACAAACTCAGAGCAAAATTTGATCAACTAAAATTAAACATGGATAAAAAAGCAAATGGAACAAATCGGCAGTTTAGTAAAAAGCCAGCTAAAGGAAGCATTCTCGAAACAGAATACAGGGAACAAATTAGCTCTTTATACTCCGAAGATTGAGAAAATGCCTGACTTCGTGAAGGGAGAATTGAAACCTTATTACGATCAGACAGAGCTTGAGTTTTTATACGTACATGCTCACTGCTTAAAAATGGGAGCAACGAAAATGATAGATATTTCACTGCAAACAATTAAGGGCTGGTATGAGCAAATGCTACTCAATAACTGGACTAAGAAAATATTTTTAATACGCCTCGAGGCAGTTACGAGAGCGAGTGTTTTTAACCGTATCGACTGGAATGACTGGATTAAGCAAGGCACTGACACTTATGGACTTTTTGAAATCGAGATCAGAGTCAGAAAACAAGTCGATAACTTAATTCAGAAAGGTCGCACTCTTAGGGCTTTAGCTCCTAAATTCATGCTAACACCGGACGAGACGAAATACGTGGAACTGGCAGCCAGTCAGGAGATCGAGAGAGAGCAAGCCGCAGAGAGGTATCGTTTCATAGATCAGGAAAAAGAAGCTATCAAAGTACGTCTCCGGTCTGACAACAGACTCAAGCGGGCTCAATTAACGACACTGTCAGACGCTAAGAAAACCCTCGTAATTGCAAAATGTTTTCGAGAGGGAATATTCAAGGAAGAAGAAGAAAGTTTATTTAATACCTACGTGGAAAATATCGGCGTATTCGCTGACATTATACCACTTCATTACTATAATCAAATATAAAGGAGCTCTGCAATATGGCATTTTCATTAAACAAGCAAATGATAATCGGGAACTTAGGCAAGGACGCCACAACCCGAACCACTACTAACAACCTCTCAGTTACAACCTTCGGAGTGGCCACTACAAGCGGCTATAAAGACAAATCAGGTAATTGGGTGAATGAAACTACTTGGCATAACGTAGTAGCGTTCAAGCTCTCAGAAAAAATGGTTGACATGCTTAAGAAGGGTACTAAGGTTTATGTCGACGGACGTACTACGAAAAAAGAGTACACTGACAAAAACGGCGTAAAGAAATTAAGCGTAGACATTCTCGCTGAAACTATTATTCCTTTTACTGCTAATGGTAGCCCCGACACTGGGAACAGCTATTCAAGCGAGGACTCAGCTCAGCCAGAATCAGACGACAACGAAGATTTACCTTTTTAACAAACACCTTAACACAAATTTTACAACAGGAGACCAGTACATATGTTCGGTTCAATTAAAGCAGCTCAGGACGAAATAGAAATTTTAACAGAAGCCCGCCTCAAAATGGAAATGCAGCTCGGCGACCCTTGCCGACTTGACTCTAATATGCAAAAAATAGAAACAGGCGATTATATGATATGGAGAAAAAAAGCCAAGACTGCTTTATTTCACACAGACCTAAAAATCAGAGCTATTCACAAGTGGATTAACGACCAGCGTGACAAAATGCTGAATACTCACTTTAAGGATATAGAACTCAATCTCGACAGCTCTCACGCACTGCTAACAGCAGCATATACGGCACTCAAAGGAAATACAGAAACTCTGACAGTTAATGATCTTCTGTTATTGGACGGCATAGAGAGACACCTTGAGAGGCATTCAGTATGAGCTCAAATGACGATAAGTACAACATAATTAACAAGCAAACAGGAGCAGTGGTGAAAACCACTCCTCCGAAGTTAACAGCTTGGAAAGCCGGAGACCTTGCAAAACAGTTGAATGACTTTCAGAGGACTGATAAATATATTATTAAACAAATAAAGCAGGAGGGAAATGTCTGACTATAATATGACGCAGAGTATAATTAACGCCGCACATCACGAAGCAAGCGGGGGTTTTTGATGTTAGCACGTTCTCTCAAAATTAAAAAGAACTTATTTCCACATATACTGAGAAAGGAGGACAGACTCAAAGGAAAAACGAGAAAGATAACCGCACTAAAACCAAACGGTAAAAAACTGAAAAAAGAATGTGACGAGCTTTGGTCTCTTATTATTAAAGAAAAAGTTGGATACAAGTCAGAGTTGAGCGGAACTCCTGGAGAAATTTCAGGCAAAAGCGGCAATCTGATTGGACTCTCAAGTCACCATATCGTACACAAGCCAAACTATAACTTGAGGTACGATCTGGATAATGGAATAGTGCTCACTGCTTTCAAAGAGCATACAAACGGAGTGCATTCAAACGACCCTGTAATTAGCAGGGAATACTCAGACAAGATAATAAATTATATAGGACAGGAACGCTGGCAGAGACTAATACTCAAGAGGAGTACGTCGGTAGCAGTTGACCTTACGGAAAAGAAAAAACTGCTAACCAATATACTTAACAACTTGAGGAGGAAAAATGCTCAGTGAAAAAATGATCGAAGTCGCCGGAGAAATTCTGGACGTCCTTACTAAACATAATTTAATTAATGATATAGCTGTCAGGGACTATCATATTAGACAGGATTATCGTAAGCTAACACAACAAGAGAATACTCCCACTGAGAAAGCCCGCTACTTACTGGCTGAGAAATACTTCTTAAGCGAGAAGCATATCCAGACAATCGTTTATGACTTGCAGAAAAAATATAAAAAGGAAATGGTAGTAAAATGATATTCAAAAAAGGCGACAAAGTAAAAACCAAAATTCACAAGGGACTTGTTAAAGCATTATGGGAACGCTCGGGTGTGGTTACTGAAATAAATTCCAAAGAGCCCTTTCCGGTTAAAGTAAAATTTACTCAGCCGGTTCACCATAGGAATTATGACCTCATTGGAGGTTGGTTTAAGGAGGATATGTTAACACTGCAAAAAGACGAGTAGTGTTTCGAGCCCTCTCAGAGTAATCGGGAGGGTATTTTTATTTTAATATATTCTATGGCTTACTTGACAATCTGTATAGCATATTATAGATTAACAGAGACAGTAAAACACTTTAACACTTAACGGAGAACGAAATGACCTTAACAAAAACAGAACAACGGCAGGGAGAGATCGACATTCTCGAAATGCTTTTAGCCAAAACTTCTGACAGAGCTACTCAATTAGAACTTATCGACGAGATCACAGAACTAAAATCCTTGCTCGAGGATATATGCGACTTATGCGAGGGTGACGGTTACAATACTAATCCTTTTCAAGACGATGGTATAGAATACCAGTGCGTTAAATGCGAGGGTACAGGTGTAAAATGTTAATGCTAACACCACAATTAACCGAAGAACAGGAAAGCGTCTTGGCTGAGTGCGGTTTTCAGGGTGCTGACTGCAACCGCTCAGTATCACTTTTTGAATATCAGCTCTTATATTCTGAAAAATTGGGCTTAGCGATCAGAGCGGATATGAGCTCACTGGATAATGAAAACCTCGACGAGTTTATGGGGCTGGTCGGTTTCGGGGTTGAATATATACACCCTGACTCTATCCACGAGGAATATCTGAAAGCTATTGACGAAGGAATGCAGCCCGAAGTAAACTACTCGTCTGACGAGTCTGTCTTTATGCTTACCAGCGTGGACACTTACAACGGAAATCTTAAATATGATATTTACCCTTCAATATCGCTTGAGGCAGTTCTGGAATGCGTAAAAAACTATGATATATTATAATTATTTCCTTGCTTAACTGTCAAGCAGGGATTATATTAAGTCTGACAGTAAAATAAACTTTAACTAAATACAACGGACACAAAATGCCTATAAAAATTTATACTTCCTATTTCGGCAACCTCAAAAAGGTAACAACAAATAATATCTTTCCAGTCGGAATCGCCCGCTTTGCTCCTCGGTGGAGTCCTGTTTATTCTGATAAACGAGTGGCACCTTCCGGTAATATGCTTAACGCTCGCAAATGCGGCGGCACTGTCGAGGGCTTCTATGCCGAATATAAAACAATCCTCAATGACCTTAACGCTAATGACCTCGTAGCCACTTGGGAGATCGCCAGTGAGGGAAAAGATATAGCCCTATGCTGTTATGAAAAAGTAACAGACGACTGCCACCGTCATTATTTGGCTCGCTGGCTTATGGAAAACCTCAAGGGAAATGTTAGAATAAATGAGTTTGGCTACCCTGACAATAAAGGGGTGATCAAAGCCTTTGGCTGGAAGCCTGAGCATGACTCTTATACTCCTCAGCCTCTCAATTTATTTGGTGAGTCAATATGACCTCACAACTGTATAAAGCCAATGGAGAAATAACAAACGTCGAGCCTGAAAACGGCAAGGCATTCTCACTTAAGGAAATGCAGAGATACGTTGGAGGTTATATCGAGATTACAATGCTCTCGCCACGAAGGTCGCTCGTCTGTAATGAGGACGGCAAGCTGTTAAACTTAGTAGTTAATAATAACGCCACTGCTCTTTATCAGGGCTCTCGTGCTAACATAACTACGGTTCTGGTCGGAGACGTTCTAATCTGCGACGATAATCTGATACAATAAAATTTCTGTAACTCCGTAGAATAAATGTCCGGTTTAAGGTTGGAATCCTTGAGCCGGACTTTTTTATGTCCTTACTTTTTTAAGGAGCTTTACGGTGTTAGCTTTCACTATGTTGTCCCTCGTGGAGTTCGTCTAAATTATAAGGACTCTCTGATTCTGCTCTACTACAAGGGAAAAGCGACCGAAATGGGAATCGAAAGAACGCTCGAAAGAAAAGGGGAATCTTGAAATTTGTAACACCTTCTCGGTAAGTCGCTCTCGGGTGGCTTACTCTCAGGGTAATTGCCTCTGGTAGTTGCCCTCGGTGTTTCTCAATCGAGATTCCTTTCCCGCCCTACGAGTGGAGCTTTTAAGCAGGGAATGTTTAGGAGTGCAACCCCAGACACTCCACATATTTTTATTTTTCTTCTTGAATATATTTGAAAATTCAATTATTTTTCAAACAATAATCGAAAGGCGGCGGCATGAAAAAGGTTATGGGTCTAATTGTGTTCGTTTATTCATTATTCTTCTTTGGGTTCGGTGCAGGTTACTACATTAAATACCATTCTTTTGACGGTCTACTAAAATCCAATGGCATTGTTGAGAACAGGCTAGACGGCTCAGTCACCCAAGTTCAGGATTATTTAAAAAATAATTTACATGACTGGAAAAGCTATGAGAGCGAAGGATGGAGTAAAGTTAAATATATTCCAAATTGGTACATGCATTATGAAGTTCAGCATGAATACTGGACGGCTTACGGACTCAACCAAAAAATACTAATGAATCAAGTATTCTATTTGGACGTAATGGGTCGAGTTGTTACAGTGGAAAATGTCGAATAATAAATTTCTTCCCAGAGCTATAATAAACTCAGAGATTAGTTTATTTATTTGAATAAAAATTTTTTATTCAAATTATATGAGTTAATTTACAATTCAAAAAAAACCTTAAAACGATACCGAGGAACAAATGGCAAGGAAATTAACTGAGCAAAGGGCGAGACAGGTGGCTAAGGATTTACTCACATTTAGAGGATGGAATATAGATACTTTATACAAAAGTGGTCAATGTTTAGAAGAAAATGAATATAAAAATTATGAACACCTTCAAGTAATATTTAAGGGAAAATCTAAAACTAAAAAAAAGGGAGATGGTTACCCTGATTTTTTACTGGTAAATTCTTCTCTTGGTCAAAAACCAATTTTAATTGTAGAGACTAAAAAATCTGCATCGCAAATCAAAGAAGCTATTGCAGATGCAATCCATTATGGAGAAGCATGTATCGAACAAGGGCATGACGTTATTACCGTTGGAGTTGCCGGTGGAGAAAAAGAGGTCTGCGCAGTATCAGTAAAAAGAAAAATAAAAAATAAATGGATCGAGCTGACATTAAATGGAGAACCAATTGATTGGATACCCTCACCCGTTCAAACTGAAAAAATACTGGCATCAAAAAAACTAACAGAAGTTCACCCCGAAAAACCAAGTGCAAGTGTGTTGGCACAACAAGCAAATAGACTGAATGAAATTTTAAGAGAATGTAAAATAAAGGACGAATATCGTCCGACTTATATAGCTACCTTCATGTTAGCACTATGGTTGGGGGATGTGTCTGTCAATAAAGACGTTGTCCTTACTCAAATCAATGGTAATTCTAAGCAAGCCTTAAGCAATGCTGGTAAACCACATTTGCAAAATAGTCTAAGCGTAGATGCAGAGAATAGTATCCTGGCTGAAAGAGCCTGGGAAATAGTAGATATACTTACCAAATTAAATATCCACTCTTTTATTCAAGAACACGATTATTTAGGTCAATTATACGAAACTTTTTTTAGGTTCACGGGCGGCAATACAATTGGACAATATTTTACACCAAGACATGTAATAGCTTTTATGTGCGAGATTCTTAATATTGCTCCTTCAGATAAAGTATTTGACCCAGCTTGTGGTACAGGAGGTTTTTTAATTGGTGCATTAAATGTGATGGTGAAGAAAAGTAAAAGACCTTATGACGAAGCTATACAGATTATTAAGGATAATTTATTCGGAATTGAATCCGAACCATCTACAGCAGCATTATGTATTACAAACATGATACTAAGAGGAGATGGGAAAAGCGGCGTAATAAAAGACAATTGTTTTGTAAATTTAAAATATCCTAATGAAGAGGTTGATTTTGTTTTAATGAATCCGCCTTTCCCTCACAAAAAGAAAACAGATACACCTACTACAGATTTTCTTGACAGAGCTTTAAGTAGCATTAAAAAAAGAGGTATTCTTGCCGCAATTGTGCCATACTCATTACTTGTAAATACAAGTTTATGGCATCAAAATATACTTAAAAATAATACTTTATATTTTGTAGCGACCTTGCCTGCCGACGTCTTTCAACCTTACGCAACATACAATACAGCTATACTAATGATCCAGAAAGGGTTGCCTCATAATAATAAAAAAGTTTTTATGGCAAGGATATTTAATGATGGTCATAAACTTAAAAAGAACAATAGAGTAGAAAGAGAGGGCAATCAGATTCCCACAATATTAGAAGCCTTTGAATCTAAAAAAGCAATTCCAGAATTAACAGCATTTCCTATTATTGATAAAGATTCAGAAGAATGGGCTCCAGAAAATTATATTGCAAATGCAAAACACTCAGATTTTGAATTTGTTCAAGGTTTTGAGATAAGTGTTCGTAAACAAGCCTCGTTCTATATTGCATGCGGTAATAAAATTCTTGGCGATAAAATTTCAATCATAAAATCACTTAAACTTAATTCAGCATTGTTCACAGATAATACTCAGGTTTCTCTTGACGGAATAAAATTAGGTGAAATTGATATTTCGGAATATTTCAATGTTAAGTTAGGTGGGAAAGAGGAAATTGAAGATTTGGAAGATGGTAATTTCCCAATTGTAACTACCAGTGAATTTATGAATGGGGTAACCAACTGGAAAGCCTCAAGTAATATATATAACGCTCCCGCCATAACGGTAGCAACGGATGGAAGTGTCTGCTCAAGTTTTGTCCAAGAATTTCCTTTTTATGCTTTTTATAAAGTTGCAATATTGACACCTAAAAAAGAGTTTAAAATTCCAACTGATGCTTTCTATTATTTAGCTTACTTATTAAGTCGCGAGAGATGGAGATATGTTTATGCTCGTAAATTTGGCAAAGCTCGAATTAAAAAAACAATTTTAATTGCACCAATTATTTCAAAAGGTGTTCCTGACTTTGAAAAAATGGCAGAACTTACTCATCAAACAAGTGCGTTCTCCATTATTAAGTTTTTTAGGGACAATTTGCACAATAAATTATAAGAGAACTTAGTGTTTTAATAATTCTTTTATTCTTTAGAAATAAATATCCAGTTTACTGTTAAACTCAGTGAGCTGGATTTTTTTTGTCCAATAGGATTTTATTTAATATGTTGTTTTAGCACTTTCAGTTAAACCAAATCTCAGCCTTCGCAATCACTTTATATTTTAATAAATAAAAAAAATTACGCCCATCAGTCAACTCCTTATGATTTTAAGGAGGACAACGGCTAATCAATCCGATACATTTGACCTCGTAATCGTTCTTAATATTGCGTGGTCGTCTAAAGTTAGGACGCTCTCTTTCTCAAGGGGGAAACTTGGGTTCGACTCCTAATCACGCAGCACATTACAAAATATATAAAAGAGGTGACAAGTTAACACGAGTCGCCTCTTTTGCTATTAAGGAGAAAGGCCAATGATTCAGCAGTTAGACAAAATATTTTTAGGCTCTGTTATATCCGAACACCGGAAATATTTAACGGACGTCCTTAAACATCTTAAGGCTCAGGGACATAAAAGAGTTACTATTCCGGCAGTCGGTCAGTTTGGTATGGTCAAGTGCGCTATCGAAGCAGGGTTTAAGCCTTCGGAAATTTACTCGTCTGACATATCACTGTTTTCCAGTATACTCGGGTATTTATATTCAGACACACCTATCGACACACTACCAATATCCGACGACATGAGAGCGGAAATAAATCGTAAGTATGATAATGACTGCGAAAAAGCAGCTCATTTACTATTACTAATCAAAACTCAGCAGCTCGACGAGAACAAATTATATACGGCAGTGATCTTTGACGACCTTATGGAAAATTGGGACAATTATCTCAAGGTACTTTCCACTAAGCTCACTAAAATTAAAATTGTATACGCTGGTCTGAATTATGAAATTCTCGACATGTGGCAAACGATTAAAGAGGAGTGTGGCGTCGTCGTACTTAATCCCCCTGTCTACTCTGGCGGATATGAAAAAATGTTTAACAAGGCTGAGGAGCTGACGGGCTTCGTCTCTGGAATAGAGCAGTTTGTTCACAAGGATTTTTTCGAGCAAATGATCGAACAGGCTAAGAGTGTTAACACGCCAATATTTATTACGAGCTATCAGGTTGAGAAAATGCTTCCTCCCGAAAACCTTTTATGCGTCGTTGAAAAGAGCAAAAACAAATTTGAAACGCTGGCGATAAATAATATTAGCTGGCTCTCTGAATACAAACAGCGCAAGGTAGTGATCTTAAAAAAAGACGTCGCAATTAAGCCCTCGAAACTTCCAGTAATGAATGAGGATGATATAATTCTACCTGACAGTAAGATCACTTTTATACGGACTGTTAAAGAAGTCGGTCTGTACTATCGTGACTTATTTGCTCACAGGTTAGGAAATACAAAAGCAGAAACATATCTGTTAATGCTAATCGACGGTAAAGTATTTAGAACAATAGGACTTCACGCCTCTGATTTAAGAAGATTAGTTACGGAGGACGTGTTCGAGGTATTCGGCTTTGGCGTATATCTTAAGCAATATCCTCACGTTAACCGCTTAATGATGATGGCTATAACTTGCAAGGAGTTCAGGTCATTCTTATTTTCAAGCGGAATATTGGGAAATCGTAACCGGATATTCACTCTCAGTGGATTAAAAACAACCTGTCTTAGTAAGTACCGCAAAAACAGATTAAACAGTGGCATCCTCGATATAGTCAGTCGGGAGAAATTACCTAACGACACTTATAAAATCGTTTACAGACATGACTTTTATGACAGGACGTATCAGGACTGCGTAAATATTTACTTAACAGAACATTCAAACAAACCTTATGGAGAACAAAGTGGCAAAGATTAAAAAAGAGCCTGTCGTTAATGAAAAATCAATCGAGAGAGTATTAGACCTCGGAAATGGTATAGCTGTTTATAAAGTGCATATCGACTGTTTAAGGGAGCAAGATAAAAATGCTCAGGTAATGCCTATTAAACGCTTCGAGAGACTGTCTGAAAATATTAAGAAGGATAAGCGTATGGAATCTATGCCTTTATGCGCTTTACCTAACGACCATAATGAGCTCCCTATCATATCGGGACACCATAGGATAAGGGCTTGCAGATCGGTTGGCGTACTTTACATTTATGTACTGGTTATTGAGGAGAACTTATCAGCAGATCAGGTTAAGGCTAAACAATTAGCACACAACGCTTTAAGTGGTCACAGTGATACTCAGTTATTAAAAGAAATATACGAGGGCATGAGTAGCCTTGAGTCTAAACTCGAGTCAGGAATATTTGAAGAAGATCTGAAACTGGACGCTAAAGTGAAAATCGACGAGATCGGAGTAGACTTTGACTATCAGAATATTCACATGCTATTCTTTCCAGATCAGAAAAAGACTTTTGACAATGTTATTAAGGCAATAGAGAATGACGCTACTATCCAAGTTATTGATATGCAATACTTTGAGACCTTTCGTAAAGTAATTCAGACAACCTTGAAAAATGAAAATGTCAGAAGTGCTTCCGGTATAGTATTAAAAATGTGCGAGATCGTTGCTGAATATTATAACCTTGAGACCAATGGAGGAGAAGGTTTTAATAAACGTATCAGTGTAAGAGTTGACTCAAATACGAATGACGCTTGGAAAGAGTGGCAAGATCGCTGTCAGTCGTTACTCGGATATAATAACCCTGCTAAATGTTTAGAGTTTGCAATCACTGAGGCGTTAAACATTCCGGTTGAGAGCTTAAAATAAATGGGACGTCCTTCAAAATATAATAGTGACTTTCCACTGTTAGCTCAAGGATATGCGAGACAAGGTTTGTCAGATGAGCAAATAGCTGAAAACCTCGGTATATCTGCCGAGACTCTTTATCAGTATGTCAAAAAGTATCCTGAGTTTTCTGAGGCATTAAAGGACGGCAAAGCTCCTGTTGATATTCAGGTCGAAAACGCACTTTTAAGGAGAGCTCTCGGATATAAATTTACCGAGAGAACTATCGAGTACAATGCTAACACGTCAGAAGGTAGTCCCTCTGTAAAATCCATTAAGGAAACTAAAAAGGAAATTCCGCCTGATGTACTAGCAATAAAATTCTGGCTACAAAACAGACGCCCGAAAGAATGGAGAGAAGTCAAGGACGTTAACATAGCAGCTTCTTTTGAAAGCAAGGTGAGAGCTATGACGGCAGAGGAACTTGACGCCGAATATGCTAAACTTAAACGAGGAGTGGAAATCGACGCCCTTACTCTTGACCCTGATAGTAGCATAAAGCTAATAGAGGACTCTCAGGGCTCGAATGACTGCTAATATATATGAATCCATGTCGGGGACTCGTTCGCTCTTAGAAGCGGATAAAATAACACGTTTGTTATTTATCCAGAAGCGGAGAACTGTCTTAAGGGCAAGGGACGAGTTTTACACCTTTTGCGTTTATATGGACTATGACTTTTTTACAGTCAGGAAACCTCACTTGAGGGAGATCGCTAAAGCACTTCAAATGATTGAAGCCGGACTAATTACAAAGCTAACTTTATCCTTGCCTCCAAGAGCTGGTAAGTCGTATATCGTTAGTTTGTTTTGTGCGTGGTACTTAGGCAAGCACTCTGAAAAATCCATAATGCGTAATGCTTACGGAGATAGCTTGGCTATGAAATTCAGCTATGACGTTCGTACGATTATTCAGCTCCCTGACTACCTTGAGGTATTCCCTCATATGAAACTTAAGAGCGATAAATCGCAGGTCGCTGATTGGGCTGTAACTGAGGCAAAACAATCGAGTTACTTTTGCGCCGGAGTCGGTGGCTCTGTAACTGGTAAAGGTTGCGACGGAATTGCAATATTGGACGACCCTGTTAAAAACATTGACGAGGGTATGTCTGAAAATGTACTCGAGAAAAAATGGCAGTGGTATACTTCGACGCATAAATCACGTATGGAGAAAAATTGTCCTGAAATTCAGATCGCTACAAGGTGGTCGAAAAAAGATATAATCGGACGTATCGAGGAAAACGATAAAGTCGTATCACTCGAGAACTTCTTACTCGACCCTTCGCTGTATGTTAACTTTTGGGTGCAAGTAGTAGTACCGGCTCTGGATAAAAACGGTGAGTCCTTTTGCGACGAGATAAAATCCACAAGAGAATATCACGAGCTCAAAAGAATCACAGACTCGTTTATTTGGGAAGCGGAGTTTATGCAGAATCCGGTTGAGTCTAAAGGCTCGCTGTTTCCTGAGCTTGATCTTAAGTATTTCAGAATGTCAGAGCTCAGAAGATATGAGAACGGAGCTCTCAAGGGGAAGATTATTTGTGACGCTACTGTCGGAACTACTGACACAGCCGACGAAGGACTTGACTTTCTTGGCAGCATAATCGGGAGAATGATCGGAGGGAAGGTATACGTTACTGATGTAGTATTTACTCAAGACCCTATTGAAGTAACTGAGCCACGAGTAGCACAGCAAATAATTGACACTGAATGTAATCGTATGCAGATCGAAAGTAACGCAGGGGGAAAATCATTCGCTAAAAATATTCAGAAATTATGCAAGGGGTTAACACCATGTACGATAACGTGGAAAGCTACCAGCCAGAATAAAGAAACAAGAATTTTAATGAAGTCGGGAATGATTAAGGAGTATTTCGTGTTCAGATCAAAAGACGATTACGCTCCTGGCTCTGACTACGATCTTTTTATGCGTCAGCTATTCGGCTACGTAAAATTTGGGACCAACAAACATGACGACGCCGCAGATGTGGCGACCATGTTAGCAGAAGTAACACTCGAGAAGAAAATGATAACGGCGGGAACGAGACCGCACTAATTTTTAATAATTTCATATAAGGAGAAGGCACTTTGAAAGAACAGATCACAGAACTATTAACTAAACAGATCCCAGACGCTACGCCTGAGACGATTGCAGCCCTATCAGACGCTTTGTTTACATTACTTTGTCAATCTATTGAACAGCAGAACCATGACCTCACAGCCACCTTTAACGACTCGATAGCAAGTCTTAAAGAAACTTACGAAGCTCTACTGGCGACCGCTAAATCAGGCACAAAGGGTGAAGCTGAGGCATACGCTAATATCCTAAACGAGATCAATAGCGTGTTAGCACAGGATAATATTTCGGCAGAGGAAACTCAAATACTCCATAAGCTGAATGCAGTCGTAGAAAGCTATTTAAGCCTGATAGCTCCTGTTGAAACAAGCGAGGCTAACTAATGACCTCGGCTCAGATCATAGACTTAATACAGTTACACGCCGAGAGTAATGACGCTGACATAATGAGCAAGATCATTACTGACTTGTTACTGCTAACAAGCACAAGGCGTATAAAAATGGAACAGCTTTATAATCGCTACAAAGGCGAAGTGCCGATATTGGAAAGAGTATTTGACGACCCTCTCAAAATAAATTCTAAAATTCCGAATGATTTTAGGGGAGTGATCATAGATAACAACGTCGGATATTTTACCGGACACCCGATAACATATATGTACGAGACGAGAGACGATACAGACATACCTCAAAACGTCTCCGACACGCTTGAGTCATTCAAAATCAGAAATAATATTGAGGACTTAGACTCTACGACTGCAAGGTTCGCAGCGATATGCGGCTATGGAGCTAGGTTAATGTATATCGACAAAAAGGGTAAAGAAAGAGCTATGAATATAAAACCCTGGGAAAGTGTTTTTATATTTGATACAACTCTCGAGGAATTACAGTACGCCTTTTGTTTTTATACAATGATCGAGGACGTACTCGGTGTTAGCAGGGAAGTGATTAAACTGGAATGGTATGATAATACTAACGTGACTTTTTACAAGTCTTATACGGACGTTGGTAAATTTATACTGGACGACGACATTCCGACAACCGAAGCAAATCCACGCCCTCACATGTTTGACGTAGTGCCACTGGTTAAATTCCAGAACAACGATACTGAGCAGGGTGACTTCGAGAAGGTCGAGGAACTTATCGACGCCTATGATAGGAATTTATCTGACGAACAAAACGAAACTGAGGAATTTCGTTTAGCATACCTCGCTTACTATGGAGCAGAGCCTACTCCCGAGGATATGAAAAAGTTTAGACAGACCGGGGCTTTATGTTTCCCCGAGGGAACAGACGCTAAGTATTTAACGAAGGACTTAAGCGGAGTAGTGGCTTTCATTACACACCACGAGCAAGTCTTGAATGCTAACATATACAAGTTTGCAAAAACCGTTGATATGTCAGACGAAAAGTTTTCAGGCTCAGGTCAGTCGGGTGAGTCTCGTAAATGGAAGCTGTTAGCACCTGAAAATAATACGATCACAAAAGAGCGCAAATTTATCAGAGGCTTGAGATATATGTTTCAAATACTCGAAACGGCATGGACTAAAAAAGGCGTTGCATTTGATAACGAACTTATGGGCTTTCAGTTTACTCGTAATCTTCCGATTGAAATGTCGAGCGAAGCTGATACCACTGTTAAACTTAAAGGGCTTATCCCTGAGAGAATGCGTTTAAGTTTACTGTCCTTCGTTGACGACCCGGACGCAGCTCTCGAGGAAATGCAAGAGGACGAGAAAGCTAACACAGCTAATCTTTGGAACAGTCCGAATATTGACTCGAGTAAAAATCCGGACGCCAGTCCTTTCACTGAAAAACCTAAATCTGGCAAGGCTGGCGACGACGCACAGGTGAGTGAATAATGCCTAAGATAAGCAACAAGCGTATGTCAGAGCTTATGTCTAAAGGGCAGAAAGGCTCTGATCAGCTCTTGAGTAATTATCAAAGAAATATCCTGAGCTCTTATAAACAAGGGCTCAAGGATATTAAGGCAGAGATCGCCAATATGTTTGCGACCTATGGAGAGAATATAAAATATTCTGAAATGCAGAAATTTCATAGACTCGCTAACATGGAGAAACAGTTAGCTGATATTATCAAGGGCATAAATGGAGAGGTAATAACAATCACTACCGACGCAATTAAAGACCTCTACGAGTATAATTATTATTTTAATGCTTACTCAATGGAGTCTACACTCGGAGTCAGGTTAGGCTTTGGTTTACTGAGAGCCTCTGACATCAAAGCGTCAGTATTGAATCCCTTAGATCATATCAAGTGGACTGACAGGCAGTCAGATCATGCTATTAAATACTTATCTCAAATACGTGGCGAGCTCACTCAAGGGTTTATAAAAGGCTCGTCTTATTTAGACATAGCCAAGAAGATTGAAAAGAAAACTAAAATCACTACTAATAAAAGCCTGTTAATTTCACAAACAGAGGGACACAGAGTCGTACAGTTAGGAAAGCTGGACGCTATGGGAACGGCTGAAACAGCAGCCGACGCATTAGGTCTGACACTTAAGCGTGTTTGGGTTGCAACACTCGACGACTCTACGAGAGACGATCACGCTGAAATGGATGGACAGGAATCAGACGAGGATGGAATGTTTCACTTTCCAAGTGGAGGAACTACCGAAGCTCCTGGAATGTCTGGCATACCCGAGGAGGATATACAATGCCGTTGTACTATACAGCAGCAGATCGAAGGTTTTGAACCTGAAATGAGAAAGGATAACATCAGTAAGCAGCTTATTCCGAGTATGACTTATGAGAAATGGTATGAGTTAAGAATTGTACCGTAAAAATTCGTAGGAATAATAATAGTCATTCATTCTAACTTTTAACTATTTCTTGACACTTTATTATTTAAAGTATATTTTTTATTCTAGAAATTGAAACAGATTTCTTTGCAATTTAAATGTTTTTTACTTAACTATATCGGAGTTCAATATGCAGGCAAAAATAGCTTCTACTTTGATCCTTCTTTTCTTGTTTACTTTTTGTGGCTGTTCGAGTAATGTTAATAAGGTTAAAGAATTCTCCCCTTCTCAATACCCTTCCATTACACTTGAAAAGTTATTTAACAATCATTTCGAATTTGAAAAAACAAATTGGGAAGAAAAATCAACGGACAGGGGAGAGAAGTATGTTCAGTTTACTGGCTATTATAAACCTAGTAATCTTTTAAGAGACAAAATGTTTATTGCTCAATTTACGTTTAATAATGACAACAAAAATATTGGTTTTCATGCTGCCGGGGTTAAAATTAGACCGGTAGATGATGATGCCAAATATTTATTAATGGGACAAGGGAAACCGGATCAAATTATTGAAATGACAGAGGCTTTTACAAAAATGTATAATAAACAAAATATTTTAGATAGCGATATTCCAACAAAAGGTCTTAGTACCGAAACTGAATTGGCAACAAAGGCACTCTTTGGCAATATTTCTAATCTTAATCCTAATGGAGCTAAATATTGTCTTAAGCTTTTGAAAGGTGCCAATTTCCCAAAGGAATATTTTAGTGAGATGGTGAATTTCAATATGAAAGCTATCAGTTCTTCAAATTTTGATTTAGAGGATTTTATCATAAATAATATACAGCGGATTAACAAAGGTGAGATCAAGGGTAAGGTTCAAGATGTAATTGATATTTGCAATCAAGTGGTAGAAGCCTTTCCTGTGTATCATTGGTTTAATGCAAAATCTTTAGAAGAATTCAATAAATCTTTTTACTATCAAGCGTTGGATTTTGAAACAGGTGGTAGGAGACCCTTAGAAGTTTATACTGCTCCTGGTGACAAGGGGAAAATAGAACAGATATTTAATAACTATCTGAAATTACATCCAAATACTTAAATCAAACATTAAAGTAATTAGGATAGGCGAAGCAATTCGCTTGTCCTAAATATTTAAACATCATCAAGATTTGCCGGACTTAAAACCTCCGGCTTTTTTATGCGTAAGAGCGTTAAGGCGATCTAAGACCTGACGTTCTAACATAGAAAGCCCCAGTAAGCTCAGTTAAATAAACATATCATAACACCCCTTATCTAATTACCTCGACATGCGTTATAAGCGCTCACAGAGGCGTTAAAACCGCAGTAATAAATTAAATATTTAAGTAATATACCTTGACAAATTGTATAGCTCTTTATAGATTAACAGAGACAGAACAAATTATTTAACTAACAGGAACAAATGAAATGAGAATTGAAAATCAGAAAATGGCAGCCTTCTTAAAAGAAAACGGAATCACAGCAAGCGTTAAATATTTTTATAATTCCTCTGAAAAAGGCGCATGGAGAATATTCAATTGTAACGTTACCTGGCAAAATAATACTGAGTTACAATCTAAATTTACAGCTCTTGGCTTTAAGAATTGGGACGGTCAGACTTGTGGTAATTTTCAGAGCAACGGTTCATGTCTGGCAATCTTCGTAAAACATGCTGAGCTAACAGCTAAATTTTGCGAAAATCTTTAATATTTATTTTTAGTAGCCCTTGACAAATTGACAAGCACTTAGTAAGTTAACACAGACATTAAAATTTAACATTGACATTCAAATTAACGGAGTTCAAAATGACAACAGAGACAAATTACACAGCCACAGAATTAACTTCAATGACCGTAAGCGAACTGAGAAAACTTGCAAGAGCAAAAGGAAATCAGGGAGCTTGGGTTCTTAACTTATCTAAATCTTCGTTAGTAAATTTAATCTGTCAGGGCTTCCTTCCCGATCAGGTTGTAACAGAAGCCTCAGCTAAAAAAGCAAACGTTGGAGAAAACTTGGCTGAGCTAATCGCTCAAGCAATTCAGGGACACCTCGAATCGACACCGTCAGACTTAGACGAGATCAGAGTTTTAGAACTTATTGCAGATCAGCTCAAACAGTTCAGAAATAACGACGCCACAAAGGACATGATCGCTAAGCAGATCGACGAAGCTATCAAAAAGTTAACACTGCCGAGAGAGGTTGAAGTCAAAACTGTCAACGGCGAAAAAATAAACGTGGGTTTAACTCACGAACGCTTCGAGAGAATTTTGAGACATGTTAATAAGGGCTTAAATTTATGGATATGGGGAGAGAGCGGTTCAGGCAAAACACACGTAGCCAGTCAGGTCGCTAAAGCTCTTAATCTGCCTTATTACTGCCAGTCAGTAACATCACAGACTACGAAGTCAGATCTTATGGGCTTTATGGACGCCAACGGAAATTATGTCGAGAGCCTTTTATATAAAGCGTTTGCGTTTGGCGGTCTGTATTGCAACGACGAGAGTGACGCTGGAAACGCTAACGTAATGCTGGCACTGAATAGCGCAACCTCAAATGAGCTTTGTAGTTTTCCTTGCGGAATGGTACAGAAGCATGAAAATTTTAGAATCGTAGCGTGTGCTAACACGATAGGCGACGGAGCAAATAGACAGTACGTCGGCAGATCAGCTCAGGACGCAGCGAGTAAAAATCGTTACGTTTACGTAAAAATGGACACTGACTGGAATTTAGTTCAGGGCTTGGTTGAAGCTCAGTACGGTGAGTATGGCCGCAGAGCTTATAAAATCCTTATGGAGAAAAGAGAAAAAATTAACGCATGCAATCTCACAAATATTATGGTAACGACTCGTACAATAATGCAAGCGGCTGACCTGCTATCAGAGGGCGACTCAATAGCTGAAATGCTGGAAGAAGTTTTGTATAAAGGTTGTGATCAGTCAACAGTAAATAAAATATCATAATTAGTTCCGTTAGTTAATGTCTAAGGGCTCACGAGAGCCCTTTTTTAATGCCGTTCCAGACCCGCCTCAGCACGAACACCACCGAGGTCATATCAATTCACACCTGAGTAATGCGAGGGTTTAAAGAGCATGTTTATAAAATATATATTTAGTAGCCCTTGACATTTTGTCAAGTGTCGTATAGATTAACAGAGACATTAAAATTTAACATTATTTACAACGGAGACTAAAATGAGTTACTCAAGAAAAAGACATTACAGTTACATTCCGACCACTGGCGCAAAAGCTACCTTGACAGTAAAAAAAGATTATAGATATAATTCACTCGAGGAGTTCCTTACTTACATTTACGCAGAAGCAGCTCCATATTGGGGACACAGTCACGCAAGCCGCAGCGATAACAATAAATTTTTTGGAGGGATTACATTTGAACAGGCTCAGGAGAAAGTCAGGTTAGGCTGTCCCAAAACTTCCGAAAAAATGAGAGAAATGTATAACGACATTCACGCAAGTTATTCAAAAATATTTAAGCCTGAGTATCAGTTCGCTGACGCTGGTCAGTTCTTTGACGTAGCTACTTTCCTCGAGGGAGCTCCTGAATATTGGTTAAGCGAGGAGATCACAGAGACTGAATCTAAAGGCTCGAAAGGTGTTGTCAGAATATTCGCAAACGTAGCGAGTTCAGCCATGAGGACGTCAGAAGAATATCTCAAGAGAGGTGCTAACATAGCCCAAGCCGTAGAAATGTTAGAGTTGTCTGGATATTCAACAGAGATCATAGTTTGCGCTGGTAACGCATGCAACGGTCAAGAGCATGACTGTTACGTTACGATTAAAGAAGCCGATCAAATGTTAGACTTTGACAAGTTGGCTTTTGTCGTGGGTCATATAGCTTTTTACAGACGCCTTTACTTTCGCTGGCTTGAGAGACTGCCAGAAGCGGCTCGTACTGCTTTGAATGTTACAGCCTCGGGAGGTTATGGAAGTATAGTTGACTGTCCGGTAGAGCCTGGCATTTCATTAACGCACGAAAGTTACGCTATGACTCAGAGCCAGTGGAAAAATATTTTATCAGAATACATTACATTCGAAGAGGCAGCATAATGAGCGAGAATTTAAAAACCATGCTAACACAGAAATTCAACTTAAGAGAAGATCAGTTTGCAAAACACGAAACAGACTTACAGTTTTTACCTGATAACGAAATCCAAAGGGCGGCAGTCCTCTCTTATCTCAGGCTGAGAGGTGTCCATTATTCACAGTACAGATCAGACGTAAAAGGTCAGAGCTGGTACAGTAAAGTATTTGTTGACATTCCTTTTATGGCAGCGTTCGATATGTGGGACGAGCCTAATAAATAATTTATATACATCTTGACAACTTGTATAGCTTTATATAGATTAACAGAGACAATAAAATAAACTTTAACATTACAACGGAGACAAAAATGGAGACAGGCACAGTAAAATTAACCCCAAATAAAAATCTTAGACTAGCTGAATATAAAGACCCGAACGCACACGGCAATATTGACGGCTGGACTTATGGCTTTCTTAAGAGACTCATATTCTCAGAGGGAATCGACAGAATGGCTCAGACTTTAAAATGCGAGTGGTTTATCGACGTCGTGTCGAGCTACATTCCAAAAATAGATAAGCTCATGGTATCGACTGACAGTAACATTTTTTTTATTGATTTATTTGTCAAACAAGACGAGTCGGCAATATTCAGGGTACATGACGGCGGACGGAATAACGAACCAGAGAAAACTTTAATCACTCAGAAAATCCAGTTCACTGACTGTACGAAAACGCTCAGGGCTTATTTGTGTTTCGAGAATAATAACTGGAAATTATTTTTACCGAGCGAGTATTAACATGCCAGAAGTAAAAGAAATCGACAATAAGGGGAAAGCTAACATGAAGAACTTGACAAAGCGTAAGCCACTGACTAAATTAGAGGAGACAAAAAACATAGGAAAACAAGTGATCTTAATAGCCGACACTTTCACACTCAAACCAAAAGACAAGAGCGAAATTTGGGTAAGGGATTTTATGAAATTAAAGAAATGCTCACGGCAGGGAACTTATGATGCTGTCAAACGTGGGGAACTTAATGCTGTTAAAAAATATAATTCGCTTTTTATCATTTGGGACGACGACGCTAAGAAATGGTTTCCAAAGGTACTGAATGTAAAGGCGTAAACATGCCTCAGAGCCTCACTAAGATACGACTGATCATTTAACCATATCAATTCACACCCCTGTAAAATCAGGGGTTTTTTAATTGTTAATGTCAAGAATATTTTTCTCTAATTATATCAGTCAATATCATTATAAATCTTATAATAAACCCAACTTTGTCCAGACAAATATCCTTTGAGATCATATACAACGGATTCGGGCTCTATATACTGACACAAAAAGGTATGGCGGGTGATGTTATAGCAGTCCAAATAAGTAATTCTCGCAAACAAGTAAATTCGAGATGTATCCTTCGTGGCTTTAATTTCGGAGAGCTCTTTAATTATGGAAGGACTTATCGAAGAAATGCCGCCGATATATGAAGGGTTTTCGCCAGGGAAAACGGTCGTATTTTGTATAAAGTTACTAATCCCCAAATATTTAGGTTTAAAATTATCTGGTAATGGGAAATGCAGCCTTTCTATTTGCCCATCAATTTGAACCATTCTTGCAGGAGTTTGTCCGTGATTAATAATACCAAATTTCATAGCGAAGGGAGGGGTGTTTATTGCAGGGAATCCAAATCCTTGGGTTTTAAAAATGAGATATGCCCTCAATTGTTTTATTGCAGTATCTTGGGCAATTTCGGTTTGCCGAAAACTATAATAAGCAGCAATGCTGGAAATAATTAATGCGAGAATTGAGATAATTATGGCACTTTTATTTAGAGTTTTCTCTGTACTATTTTTATTGCCTTTATTTGTCATGGATCGCATAAGATTATTCTCCTAAATGTCCTACAAATTGCGATATTTAATTTAGTATTTCCTTTGTTATCATCGGATGGCTTTTGTTTGTACTTTCTTTCTTCTACTTATTCCAACCAAAATTATTAATTCAATTTATTTAAAGTAAAATAGATAAATCTTCAATATTCCACAAGTTTTTAGTAATTCCCCTACTTAATTTGCCCTCTTTTTACGAGGGCATTTTTAATGCTAAATGAGATTGATGTTAAGAATAAACAACTAAATCTGTTAAACTTGTTCGGCTCCGGCTGTCGCCACGCCCTACACCTCGCCATTTGTAAAACATAGTCGAAAACATTGATATTCGAGTTTTATTAGACTTTTTTATAGATTAAGGATTGAAGTTTACAGGAATATCAGGTAAGTTTATATTAATTTATGTGTAGGAGTGGCTAAAATATGTACTATGCCGTTCCAATAGTTAGCTAATACTTAATAATCCACTTAGGTGATTTGTATGAATAGTAAAACCGAAAAAATAAATGAAATAAAAAGAATACTTGAAGAATTAGAATCGGAGATAGGTACAGAACAAGATGAAATATTTATCAATAATTTCGATGCTCTTGAAATACCTTCAATTATCAGTGCAATTGTGGATTATTTACAGCCTAATCTTTTACCTTATGAATCAGCAATATATTGGAATTTGTTTAGGAATTCAGTTTTAAAATCAGGTCAACAATATATTCGTGTTAGTGTTCGTGGTTTATCAAAAAATGTTATTATTTCTAGTAGTGGTCAATCTGCGAGCCTAAGTTATAATACAATTCAAAATGTCTTACTGGGTCTTGAGACTAAAAATGTTATTCTAAAGGCAGGAGATACAAATCGAGAGGGGACTTTATACAAAGTATTTTTACCAGATGAAATACCGATTTGTCAGGAATTATTAAAACAGAGTAAAGACAACTCTATAAAAGAAATTGTTGAGAAAAAAGAACTGGATTATTACAACATTATCGAAAATCGTTTAAAAGTATTTGAAAGGGACAGTTATCAATGTAAATATTGTAGTAAACAATTGACACGTTTTTCTGCAACTTTAGATCATTTGCAACCAGTTTCAAAAGGGGGGGATAATTCTTATGATAATTTAATTACTTCTTGTCTGCACTGCAATTCACGAAGAGGGAATAAACCTGTTATGGAATCATTAATTAATTCAAATAGCATGGATTAATATGAAATTTGCAAAATACGCATTGTTCTTTCTGCTTTTTATTATTAATCAAAAATATTTGTTCTCTCAGGATGCTTTATTAAACAAGCCATTTCTAAAAAATGTGAGTGAATTGAAGGAAACAGATAGTCTTAATTTAATAGTAGATTTAAATGTTTTTGAATATTATAAGATAAGTCAATATGACACTGAA